ATAATAGTTCTCAATAAGAAATTGGACACAGTTTGGACAGAAAAAATACGTCGAATAAAGGTAGACGTAGGTATAAATACTCAGCTTTCTAGGTAGACGATACATTTGTACTACTCCGCATGATAGATGTGCGCCAATTGTTACTATATGTTTCTTTTTTTTGTAAAAACTTGACATTTGACCCAGGGGGCGCCAGACACCTCAAAATTTTTTTTCCCAAAAATGGCTATTTTTAAGAGGAAGTAGGGTATAAACGTCTTTAATGATGTACTCGACCTAAAATTACTTCTATAGCGCTTATTTTTAGATGTAGTGGCAGTTTCACCTGCAGATTTCGAGTTATATTCTCGTGCAACCGGTGCTCCTTACCCTCGAACAGCCGAGGAAAGGATGCGAATGGCTCCGGCAGTCCATAATTATTCGCGTAGGTTTGCTCGTGAACCAAATACTCTCCAAAAAGCAGCCGGAACTATAGGTAAAGCTGCACAGATCGGTGGTGCACTGGCCACAATTGGAGGTGTAACAAGAGCTTTAGGTCCTCAAGCAGGTGCAGTAGCTGCTGAAGTATTGAAAGGAGGTGATAATAAGCCTCCTAGTGGAGGTTCAAGAGTTACACAAGGTTCTGGACCAGATTATGAAGATGTTGGTGGTAGAGGAGAAGATTTAGCTCTTGATATATGGGGTGAGGGTACTGTTTATCCTGATGATTCATCTGAATTACCTACAAAAGGGGGTAATTTATCTAAGATAGGCAATGTTGTAAGAGATATTTCACCTTTAAACACGACATATACCGGTGTATCTGGCGGAAGTGAAGATATTTCCAATAAAGTTGCTAATGCTTTGGGTTATAAACCTCATGAAGGCACTGGAAAGTCCTATGATACTGGATTAGAGATTTCCAACCCATTTAGAAGAGGTGGGCAAGGATATACAGTTAAAAAAGCGCCGGATCCCAAGACTGGTGAACGTGCAAAAGCGAGATTTCGTTCTGATCGTGATTTAGGACTTAGTGGTCTTTTCGGAATGCCTCTTCGTCCGAGAATGGCGAGATTACCACAGACGTTGCAGCAAATTCATAGCAATCCTTATTTATTCACGGGAGCAGATGGAGGAGGAGGTCATCACGGTCTATTGAGCAGTGTTGGAGGAGCTTTAGCGAATGTAGGGGCTGATATAGTTGCTCCTGAATTGGCAATTCCAGCACAAATAATTGGTGGAGCAGGGAGATTTATTGGTGGATTACATCCTATGCATCTTTTGGAAGGTGGTGGTCGATTCGCACAATCTGCAGCGGCAATAGGAAGCGCAATGGCGCAACAGGCTGTTGGTGATACTAGTGACCTTCTCGGACTTACGGCTCAACCAGCTGTAGCTAGTGTACGTAGTGTTGCTAGTGCTTTACCAGGCATAGCTAAGACTGGTGTTAGTCATATGGGTACTGCTTCTAAACAGGTTTATAATACGGGAGCAGGTACCAGACCAGTCGCAGCAGCGGTTTATGCAACTGGTGCGAATACTAGAGAAAGTGTCGATCAGTTCTTAGATAAATTAAGAATTAGGTTCGGAGGACATCCACAGACAGATGAACCTAATGTGGATGATCGTACAAATATGTCAGCTAATGTACGTGTTCAAACCGGACAAGATACTCAAGGAGGATCAGCAGGATTAGGTGCTTTAGTTGATTCAAAAGCGGCAGAAGGGGTTGCATTTGTTCAACCATCTATGCCTAACATAGAATCTATAAAAAAGAGGTTTTATCCAGTGACTGAAATACCTGATCGAAGTGGACATGTTAGTGGAGTTTCTTTAGATCCAGCCAGAGGAACTACTACTTGGAATTTACAAGGTAAAGGGGGTCAAACTTCTCCTTATACTTATCACACACCAGAACCTGTGATGGAAGCGCTTACTGGTATGGCTGATGAAGGAACTCTGAATCAGGAATCCTTAGGAGGTCTTCATAACACTCTTATTGGGAAAGGTGGATTCAATCCTGCTTGGGGTAAGGATAAAGATTTAGGTCAGATGATAGAAGCAATGGAATCAGAGAAAGCACGTCGAGCTGCAGCTAAAGATGCAGGTAAGAGAACAAGATCATTCAAGTCCCCTTATGGCTCATTAATGCAGCGTATTCCAAAAGAAGAGCTGAGTAAGTATGGGTATGGAGAGCAGTCAGAAAGTGATGATCCTTGGAGCTGATTTTCCGGTGATAAAGAATTTTGAGGTTGGTGGGGTTAAATTATTCCTAGACAAGACTTTCAAATGATTTTCCTCGAACCAGTTATAGCGGCTATTCTCGGAGCAGGTGTTACTGCACTTGCAGTCTTCTTTCGGAAGAATATAGCTGCACAAGCGGTATTGAAATATGGACCTTTAATCAAAAAGGCATATGACATTATTGATCCAATTCTAGATAAGAATCTCCATAACTGGAATGGTGGTCAAGTTGATCAGGCTTTTGAGTTAGCAGTCAAGGCTGCTTCTGATGGCGAATTATCTGAAGATGAAATTAAGAAGATAGCTCTCCACATGGCGGAAGCTTGGTTACCTGCTGCAGCTGCAGATAAGGCACGTCTACTTGAAGCATCTGGTATACCACAAGATCAGATTGCAACCGCTGATGAAATCACTTCCACTGTTAGTTCTAGTTAATCATGGCAGGAGTTAAATTAGTTGAAAATTTAGCAAGTTTTACGGATGCTTATGGCACCAATAAAAACTTTAAAAAGAGGGATAAGAATGTAAAAGTAAACCCGTGGGCAGATGCTGGTTCTTTAAGTCAAGATAAATATTTTGATCCTGATCCGAAATCTGGTAGTTCTCAATGGAAAGGTTTATTAGATGATGAGAACCCAGAAGTTAGAGATAATGAGTTTTATCGAAATGCAAGGTCATTTATTACTCCTGACGAGAAAGGGTTTAAACCAGCTGATGATGCTTATAAGAGATGGGAAGGTTATGCTTTTAATGACTTTGGTCCAGGAAATAAAAGTGGTCCTTTAGCTGACAGGATTGACACCCAAGATGTTCAGTCATTTTATGATACATATTATGCCTCTCGTTTAGTTGATGACGAGACCTTTGTCGGCTCCTCTAATCTTAGATATATGTTTGAAGAACCTGCTAATGCTGGTAGTTCAGAAGCCAATCCTAACGAGGCGAATGTTTCACCTAGTCAAGGGGTACAAGTGTAATGCCTGTCGCTGATCCGACTACTACTGCAGTTAAGACTGTCGTTGGGAATAAAGAACTTCTTGGTAAAGGACTTGATTTTTTACAGACATATTGGAGAGGTTTAGAAGAACCAATAAAAAAACAAGCTCTTAATTATTTAACAACTACTGCCGCAGATGCTGTTGGTGGTAGAGGTAGAAGTGTTGATTCTTCTAGATTCACGACTCCTCAAGCAAGAGAAAGGGCTGCCAGTGCCCCTTATCAAGAACAATATACAGTGGTTGATGATTCTGGTAAAGAATCTGTCAGGACCGGTTATAACCAGAGATGGTCTAAAAGTGCAGAGGAAATTCCACAATGGACAGCTAATGTACCAGGTGCAGGATGGGCCTTTGAGAATCCTAGACAGGCTTCTGATATTGCAGGATCTCTCGGTGCAGGTGCCATAACTACAGGAGGTGGTTGGTTGTTAGAAAAATTTGCTAATGCAGGTAGTCGTCCAAGTTCTGCTTATTCAGCACCGGTGGAGCCTTATCGTGGTGGTTATAACTCTAGTGTTGAATCGGCTGAAGCTTCCGCTTTTTATAAACATCAGTTAGAGGAACAGAAATATAGACATAAAATGGAATTAATGCAGGCAAGAGAACAATCTAGAATACCTGGTGCACAAAATACTTCTGTAGGCTCTTATGGGGGTGGTCCTATGGACAATAGTTCTATTACTGGTTTGTTGACTAGTCAATTTGGAAATACTAGACAGTACTTCTAGGATAGAGAACGTATAATGAATGAAGATTTAAGTACTAAGTAAAGATGGCAAATAACATGTTTGAGCTGATGATGGCTAATTCAGCGAAAGAAGACAAGCCTGAGTCAACAACACCATCTTTTGCGGAGAATTTTGGTAAAAGTTTTCTTGATATCTATAAGAACAAAAATTTTGGAGCAGGAGGAGGTGGTGGTTCTGATTCAGATGCCAGTCCTTTCCAAGTAAGTGATATGGGTGGAGCTAGCATTCAACCTTTCGGTACCTCGGGTAAACATCAGTTATTTACATACATCGGATCTAAACCAATTATTCAACAAACAGCTCCTTCCCAACCTGGCTTGGGTGAGAAACTTCTCGAGTCTGCTGCTCCTGCTGCTTTCACTGCGCTCCTTGCTTGTGATGAACGTGTAAAAGTTGATATGGCTCCACTAGAGAGTACTGAAGTTAATGATGCATTAGCTGAAGTTGCATTCTTTGTGAAGGGGCTCCGTGAGTGCGCTTGAGAAGTTAAAACAATTAGAGCCAATTCAATTTCGGTATAAGGAAAATATTGATCCTAAGCAGGCATTAAGAGCTGGTTTTTCTGCACAACAAGTACAAAAGATTATTCCTGAAGCGGTGCATGAAGTTGATGGTGTTTTGATGCTTGATCTAAATGTTTTAAGGAATTATTTATCGTTAGCAAGAGAAGAGATACTGACTAAGAGTTAGAGCATTTAAAATAATTGAATAATAGATAACGTTTAATTAGATGGCATATTCTGCTTTAGGTCAAGGACTTCTACGCTTGGCTGCACTTGGTGGTAAGACTTGGGGAGCTGCCAGACCTATTGCTACGAAAGTTGTAAGTAAAGTAGGAATACCTGCTGCAGTAGGTACTGTCGTTGGTGGTGTGAGAGGAGGCCAGACAGGAGGTGCAGGAGGCATTATACCTGGAGCTTTAGGCGGCGGTATGACTGGCGGAACATTAGGTTTAATTCCAGGTGTAGGTGGTCTAAATCCTTATCTTCAAGGAGGATTAGGTACTGTTGGAGGTTTATATGGACCAGCTTCAATGGGCGTTGGTGGAAATGTAGTAGGAGCTGGTGCACAAAGTATGCAAAGGCAAGGAAATCTTGTACCAATGAGTGCTTTACCTCAGGGTTTTAGACCTGATGATAATAAGATGGTTCAAGGACCTCAAGGTAATTGGTGGTACCAAATGGATCCAGGTGGTCAAGCGATGGGTAATAGATTAGGTAGACAATTAGATGCTCGAACCGATGCTTCAAATATCAATACTCTAGGAAATGCTCTTTATGGTCAAACTGAGAGAGTTGCTAGATCTGAATTTGAGCGTCAGGCAGCTGCTACACAATTAGCATCTAATATTAACCAAGCTAGACAGATGGCTCTTAATTCTCAAGAGGCTGGTTTACGCATGGGTATTGATGCTAATCAGAACATGGCACAGGCCATGGGCAACAGAAGTAATTTTAGGTATTTCTAAATGTCATTCAGACAAACCCTAGATAGATTTTTGGGTGGAGGTCAAGGCGGAGTTTACCTAGGCCCAGGTACTACTGGGCGTATGAAATATATACAACCTTTCATTGATAATCCTGAAGCTGGTCAGTATGATTTAGAGGAGGATGAAGCAGTTGAAAGGTGGGGTGATAGCAATAGAGTTGTAGCCAAAGATGCTCCTGAAGGTGTTAAAAGAAATTTGCTTGGTCTATTAGATTGGGCAACATTTGGAGTAGCTGATTTTGATAGGAGGGGTAATCTATATGGAGGAGTACATCAACCTGGACTAAGACCCGGATCGGGATATGGAGGTCAAGCAGAATTAGAGCCTGATAGAATTCCTAATCCTAATTATCCAGGAAATCCGAATTTACCAGGTGCTGGACCAGTTCCTTACATTGATCCAGTTAGTCGTTGGGGTAATACAGTTTCTCAAGATCTTTATACTGGATGGCGTGATCAACGGCGGTTAAATACTTATCTTGACATGGCATCTAGTCGTTTAAAAGATGCTAATTATTATGCTTATCAGCTTGATAAAGCACAGATGTATGATTATATGAATTCGCCTAGAGGTCAGGCTGAAACTGCTTTAACTCAACAGCAAGCCATGGCGACCCCAAGATTAGCGAAAGCTGCACTTATTGAGGCTAGAGCCAAGTCACAACAGGCTGCAAATGAGTTTGGTCAATTAGGACTTCAGAGAACATATACTCCCGGTATAGGTTAGATAGCTTAACCGTTGGTAGAATCTAAATACTGCTAACCAATAAGTGTAGAAGATGGCTACTGATCCATTAAAACAGGCGGAAGCCGACGCAAAAAAAGCTGATAAAAAATATACAATTGGTGGAAATGTTTATACTGTTGATCAGGAAACAACCAACCAGTTAGTATTAGACGAAGCTGCAGCTGCTCAAACGCGGATCAACATGAAGTTGGCTGCGGATGAAGATAAGGCATTAAAGACATATTTCACTACTGAAGAGAAAGGAATGGCTAAGGTCCAATCGGATCTTAGACGAGCAGAGTATGGAACGATTGGTCAGCAGGATCGACTAAAAGAAGGAGTTATTGGTTTAGAGAGAAGAAAACAGTTAGAGACTGAAGGAGCTGAAACACGAGAAACTGCTGAGACTGTCGGTGCACAGACTCGTTTAACCGAAGGTGTTAAAGGAGCACAGGAACGACTTACTCAAAGAGAAGGTCTTGCAGAAAGTGGTGTACAGCAGAGACAGACTCAGGCAGAAAGGTATGTAGGAGAAAGAGCGTTAGAACAGACTCGTGGAACTGAAGCTAGAGCATTAGCTGGAAAGACTGCTACTGAAGGACGGCAAACACAAGCTGAAAGATATGCAGGTGAGAGGAGTCTTGTTGGAGAAGGTGGTAAACAGCAAAGACAGACACAAGCTGAGAAGTTTGCTGGAGAAAGAGCTTCTATCAGTCGCCAAGCACAGGAAGGTCGTCAAACTCAGGCTGAGAGATATGCAGGAGAAAGATCACTTGTAGGTGCCGGTGGTAGAGAGCAACGTCAGACACAAGCTGAAAGATATGTAGGAGAAAGAGGACTAGCACGAGTCGGGGGAGAAGAAGCCAGAGCACTTGAAAGAACTCGTGGGTCAGAAACTCGTCGTACAGACTTGCAAAGAGAGTCCTTCCGTCGCTATAAAGAGAATAGAGATTATCAACAAGCAAGGGGTGGCGCTCGCGTATGACCGAATGGCTAAAGAAGCTAACCGCAAAAGATCGGGAAGCTTTTCTAGCCTTTTGTAAAAAAACGAAGAGTCCAATTCAAGTGTATTTGTATGCTCGATTTCTCGGGTTTGCAGGCACGATTGTCCAATGTGACAAGTGGGCTCAGAGAAAATACAAAAGGCGTAACTTCAATGAGGTATTGGAAACCGAAATTGATTCAATGCAAGTAGATATCTCTAATTTGAGAGATGGTATTCAGATGGGAATGGTTAAACAAGACATGGGTACTGCCAGAATTGCAATGCTTCAAAAAGAACTAAGAGGAACGATTAAACAGTTAAGTGATGAACGAGTATTACTTGATAAACAAGGATTAATTCTTGCTGGGGCAGATAGAGCTTTGAGGGAGATGTTGTCTATATTTAGAGATGATCCTATTGAAGGGCCATTACAGGAAGCATCAATGGGAGTCTGGACAAAGATTTTACAAGAAGAATCTTAAAAATAACTACGCTATGCTACGCCCATGGCAGGTACAAGTATTTATAGCGTCTATAGGCGCACTGCGAGAGCCGCTGCTAAACAACAGGTAGTTAAAAAGACCTCAGTTGTTGATGTTGATCGTGCTCGTGAAGATTTTGCATATTTCTGTGATGTCGTAGGTAATAAACCACCTGCGCCACATCATAAACAATGGCATAAATATCTATGTACGGGAGAAAGTAGTGGTTGTTTGGTAGGAATAGCCGGACCAAATATTGATATTCTTGCACCTCGTGGTTCTGCTAAATCAACTGTTCTTGGTTTATTCACTGCTTGGTCAATTGGTGTGCATGCTTTAAAGCGTATGCCTTTGAAAATTTTATATATTTCGTATACGGTTGATGTTGCTAGACCTAAAAGTGCTGCTATTAAAAGAATTATTGAAGAGAATAAGATATATAAAGAAATTTTTCCTACAGTAAAAATTGCTAAAGGAATAAACTCTAATGAATACTGGAGTATTGACTGGAAATTTGCAGGAATTAAATCAACAGGTGAAGAAGAATTTAGTGTATGCTGCGCTGGTTTAAAAGGTGCTGTTACTTCAAAACGTTCACATCTATGTATTATTGATGACGCTATAAAAAGTGCCGATGATATAAAGAATAGGGACATTCGCCAAGCGATGGAGGATAACTGGAATGCTGTTATTGTTCCGACGATGTTTGAAGGCGGTAGAGCAGTTTGTCTCGGAACGCGTTTCCGACATGATGATATTCATAACAGCACTTTCACTCCTGCGAATGATTGGGTGCAGATTATTCAGTCTGCTATTACAGTGGATAAGAACGGAGACGAGATCTCTTATTGGCCGGATATGTGGTCTTTGGACTACCTTCGTGATAGAAGGAGACAAGCTCCGGTTGCGTACAGCTTTCAGTATCAGAATCAAATTGTTCAAACTAGTGAACTGTCTCTTTCACCTGATTTAATTGTTAAAGGAACTATTGCTACTCAATTTGATGCAATGGGAGTAGGAGTTGATTTATCTGCTGGTGTTCGAGAACAGAATGATTTTACAGTTTTTGTAATGGGTGGAAGGATTGGAAACAAGATTCACATTATTGATTGTAAAAGACTAAGAATCATGGGGAACTTAGAGAAGTTAGAAAGTCTCATGGAAATGATGGAGGAATGGGGTGTTATTCATGGAGAAGGAAAGAATTATTTTGCCACTGGTAATTCTATTCATATATGGTCAGAAGCTGTTGCATATCAGGCTTCTTTAGAGGCTGACTTTAAACGTATTTGTCAGGGTGAACATGGTCTTTACAATATGATTTGGCATGCAGTCAAAGGATTTCGCGGGGACAAAGTTGCAAGGTTTAGGGGGATTATGGGTCTGTTTGAACAGCGAAGAATTATCTTTAACAAGTATAGAAAATTCACGCATCTGAAAGATGAGATAGTCAATTTTGGAGTTAGTTCTCATGATGATTGTGTCGATGCATTGGTATGGCTATGCAATGGATTAATGACCAAAGGAAAACTAGAGTTAGAGTATTGACGATTTAAACTGGAAAGACAACCCCCAATGTCAAACAGCTATTACAACTTAGAGATTGAACAGGATGCTTATGGTTCTGTCGTTATTCCCCTTCCCGATGAACTCTGTCACGATATGGCGCTACAGCCTAGTGAACGATTCGATGTTGAAGTTGAAGATGACGTAATCACTCTCAAACGTTTACACGCTGGTTACACCATTGATCAATAGACAATTCGTAAAAACTCATGAGTGATACTGCTGTTAAATCAGAACTCGATACTATTATCAAGGCGGTAGTAAATCGAGATGGTAGTGGATCGGCAGATACGATGCTGGTTAATGCTCATCTATCCCAGATGAAAATGTTTGGGATACGCCAAGGCGTAGAATTTTACCCAGATCAGGATAACTTCGGAACACAGAGATTTGATTTTATTCAACAAGTTATAAAGTTCAATAAATTAGATGCGCGTCTTGATGCAATTTGGGATAGATTTTTAGCTTATGGAAAAGGTCTTTTCTATATTCGTCCGACGCAGAAAACTTATCGTCTTTATTGGTTTGATAAAGATTCTTACCGTACTTATTATTCTCCAGAAGGTGATCTAGAAGAAGTAATCATTATTTATCCTTATAAAGTTAAAGCTTCTAAAGGATTTAAAGGTGCAGGATTGAATACAGATAAGCGTTATATGCGTTTACGTATTACTCCTGAGGAGATTGAAGAATTCCATAGTGAACAAAAGATCACTTTTGATAATGAAAATATGGATTATGCCACCTTTGATAAGAAGGTGCATGAGAACAGTATGGAATTTATTCCATGTGTTGAGGTTTTTAATAATCCAGACGCATTTGGTACTGATGGGGCAGGTGAATTCGAATGGTTATCCAGTCAGATAATTGCTCATGATGAGATGGTGAAGAATATTCGTGCAAACTTATCATTCTTTGGAAATCCAACTTTACTTTCATCTCGTCCTAAGCAAGATATTGTTGAGCAGAATTCTGATGATACAGCTCAGAGACCGAGTATATCTAGTCAATCTGGATTCCAATCTAACTTTGATCTTTCAAGTTCTACATTTAAACAGGATCCTTCCACTCGTCAGCAACCTGGATACATAGGTAAACCAGGTAGTGGTTATCGGGTACCTAGAGTCATTGCAAACTTGGAACCAACAGACAGAGTAGGTTTTATTACTCCTAATGCTGTTGGAACTGATCAGGCTCGTTATGCGGAGCAATTAAGAAGTGAGATACGTCTTGCTCTAGGTGGTATTGATGATTTAAGTATTACAAACGTTACTGCTACTGAAATTAAATCTGCTTATGGTCGTG